TCGGCTACAACAGAAGAGAATCAATCAGATGAAGTTGAAACTTCAAAATCAGCGGCCAAAGAAGCAGAAATCTCTAAACCCGATCCCCGGACTATTCAAGCTTTAGCACTATTGGACGCTTTAGAGAACCCCCAAACTGCTGGTAATGTTGTAAAGTCTTTAATGAACCAACTTGGGATCGAACCCCCTGAAACCAAGAAAGAAGAAAAGGCTGCTGAGAGAACGATTAAAGCTGTTCTCAAGGAAAAAATGGGGGATGATTTTTCCTTTATCTCCGATAAATTAGGGGACGCACTAGAAGAAATTCTGCGTGAATCCACTGATAAAGTACGTTCTGAAATGCTTGGGCGGGAAGCACAACGTACCCAGGAACAGTTAATTACTCAATATAATAGTTTTCTTGTAGAAGAAAAAGTTTCCGATGAGGAAGCTGGCGCATTAAGTAAGCTGGTTGAAGAAATGCCTCCTTCCGGCAAAGATCCATTACCTAATTACCTGAAGAAACTCTTAAAGTATCACAGGTTAGAAGCTGCTGAAACTAAATCAGAGATTGATAAACGTCAGCGGCAAAAAGAAAATCTTTCACGTAGAGCCGAAATATCTGGTACTGAAACCAATGATGATCGGGTAAAGCGTGGATCTGGAAAAATCTCAGCCAGAGAAGCAGTAGAAGCTGCTGTTCGTGGCGAGTTATTAGATTAAGGAAAAATAATGGCTACTTTCGGTGCAGCGAATCAGCCTAATGCGAATACTCTTAATTATGACGCATTAGTCTCGACTTCACTTGCAAATTACCGGAAAACTTTACAGGACAATATCTCTAGGTCCAATGCCTTTTTTCACAAAATTCCCTGGGAAAGTCAAGATGGTGGTTTGTATATCGCGGAAGATCTTTTATATGCTCTGGGTACCGCAGATACCTATGAGGGATATGATGAGCTTCCGTTAACTCCTACTGAAGGAATTACGCAGTCTACTTGGCAATGGGCACAAGCAGCTGCGCCAATTTCTATTTCAGAAAAAGAACGCAAGCAGAACAAACACCGTATTGTAAACTTAGTTACTGCTAAGATTATGCAAGCGGAGTTAGGATTCAAGGAATTTTGGGGAAAAGCTTTCCTTCAAGGTTCTCTTGTTAGTGGTGGATCTAGCATCATTAGTCCATATACTTCCCCGGTTAATGGATCTAGTTTTGTTACTCCATTACCTGACTTAGTTCAGTATGACCCTACTGCTTCCTTAACACTTGGTGGGATTAATCAAAATACCCAGTCATGGTGGAGGAATAATACTAAGGTGTCTGCTGCTACTACATATGTTGAACTTATGGCCGAATTTTTGACCATGTACAACAATTGTTCTAAAGGTCCTGGTGGTGCTCCTGACTTGATTCTCACAGATATGACAACGTGGGAATTACTTCATGCGGCTTACCGCGAATACTATCAGAATAATTCATCGTCTGATGGTAACTTCCCCTTCCCGAATCTTAAATTCTGGAATAGTTTAGTTGTCTGGGATGAGTGGGTTCCCAATGTTTTTGCGGGAACTGCTGATACCACTACTACTACTGGTGGAACTGCCTATTTTCTGAATACCAAATTCTTCAAATGCATTTATGAATCTGAAACAAACTTTGTATCCACAGATTTCCAACGGCCCATTAATCAGGATGCTAAATACAAGCATATTCTGTGGATGGGTTCTGTGGTTATGAGTAATAGGCGTAAACAAGGCGTTATCGGGAAAATTGCCCGATCGCTTACTTAATAGGAAAGGAGACGAAACATGAATTCCCCATTAGGAACTAAAAATCGTCCCTGGCGTGGTCGTATTAGCGCTGTTAGTGCAGAATCTTCTGTCACTATTCCAGCAGGTTCACCTATTGTCTTAAATACAAGTGATTTAAGTCAAGTGAAACTTCCATCTACAGCAGGCGGAGTTACAATTGCACATCCTTTCTTTGCTGGAGTAGCTGCTAAAGAAACTGCTCCAGGACAGATTGTAGAAATTGTTGCTGCTGGTTATTGTGCACAGGCTAAATTTGTGAACCGTACTCGTGCGGCTTCCACTGATAGCTGGTCCTCTATTGCTGCACAAGCCCTCGGTAATTTATTGACTATTGATACAGTTAATAATGCCTTTGGGTATTCTACAGTAGGTGCGGCTGCATTGGCTCCTCACGCTATTGTAATGGCAGAAGCACTTGCATCTATTGCGGGTTCTGCTTCTTCTACCGCTAATGCTTCAACTGTTCAAACCCAAATGGTTAAAGTTTGGTTGAGAGCTTTAGCTTAAACTTTATTCTAATCAGGGAGAGGATGAGAACTCTCCCTTCTTATACCAAAATGAGAATCTTATTAGGCACTAATCTACTCACTGAAGTTAACGCTTCCGTTTACGCGAATCATACTGCTCTTTATTACCATTTGGGTAGAATTGCAGAACAACGTAAATGGGAGTTTTTACAAATGGCTCCTACACGTCTATCCATTGATAGGATGCGGAATGAAGCTGCTAAAATGGCACTTCAATCCGAATGTGATTATTTAGTTTTTATTGATGATGACATGCTGCTCGATGTCAAAACAATAGAAACTTTAATTGATGCGGATAAAGATATTGTAATGGCTCATACTTATATTAGGGGATATCCCTTTAATGCAATGTCTTTTAAACGGGAGCCAACAAATGATCTCGCGGACATTAAGTTAGTTCATGAAAATGAAGTTATTGAGAAAGCTAAAGAGGATCTTTGTGAAGTTTATGCTATCGGATTTGCAACAGTTGCAATCAAAACATCCCTCCTCAAAGAGCTAGATCCTCCTTGGTTCATTACTGGGCCAAATGGGACAGAGGACATTTATTTCTGTCTACGGTGTAAACAAGAAATAGGAGAACACGTTGGGATCTACACTCATATTGGAGTACCAACTCACCACAAACTTGATCCCGAATTCGTATCCCAATGCAATGTAGAGAAACTTAGAGAGTTTTATAAACCAAAGGATACAGTTGAAAATAATGTACGGGGAGATCGTGGAGAAGAATATCACAAACAGGTTCAAGCTATTCAAGTAAGTGTAAGTGATAAAATGGATTTTGGGGATTCATTATGAAACTTAATCTAGGTTGTGGATTCAATAAGATTCCAGGTTTTATTAATGTGGATATAGACCCTGCTGTCGAGCCTGATAAGGTATTTAATTTTACTGGGAAGTTCCCATATAAGGACGATGAAGTAGAAGAGATTGTTGCATATCATGTTTTAGAGCACATCCCGAAATCTGCACACCAATTCATTTATAATGAGATTTATCGAGTACTCCAGCCAGATGCTTCTCTAACTTTAAGCTTCCCAGAATTTAGTATCTGCTATGAGTATTGGAAGTCAAATTATCGTGGTATGAAAGATTTTTGGGAAGCAACACTCTATGGACGACAAGCTTCCGCGAATGATTATCATGTTTGTATAATGGAGCGGGAAGTTGTTGCCAGACAGCTTGTAAGGGGTGGTTTTGGTATTGTAGTTTGTGATCCTGAACCTATGGAAAAGCATAATTCAGTTATTAAAGCCATCAAAATGAAAAAGTTTACCTATCAACAGGCTATGATGGAGACGTTAAATGCCTCAGTTGCAGCTAAAAGCTTCTAATCCTAAAGATAGACTTCGTAATCAGATTTGGGCTGCTATGCGGAGTCCTGAAGCTATGGCTGAATTTACTAAATTAAGTGGTGGAGAGCCTTATGCGGATACTCCTTTAGGTCCAATGGGTTCTGTTGGGGCGATGGTTTTGAATCCTAAGACTATTGGAAAATTTAAACAAGCCTTTTTTGCTAACATTCCTGAAACAGCTAAAGCATATCCTCATTTAACTGATGATACTATAGAGGCACTCTCTTTTATTAATACCAGATACCCCTCATTTTTAGCTAGGGCCAATCCCAGAGCAATAAATAATTTAATTACTCCAGGATCTAAGGGACGCTACTATCCTCAAGTAGATCATGTTACTATAAATCCTAGTGATAGTGTAGCCAATACCATTAAAACATCTTTTGGGGATGTTCAAGATCGTACAGGGGCTTTACTCCATGAACTTAGACACGCAGTTCAATTTAAGGATCCCCGATTTCCTAGAGGGATTAAGCAACTAGGTCCCTATCCAGCAGAAAGAGTTTTAGCCGAGGGAACCAACAAAAATATTCCTCATGAAATTGAAGCTTACAAAGCTGAGGAATTAGGTAAGAAAGCTAAAGAGTTATATTTTAAGTTACTGAAGAGTTTTAAGTAAGGAGATCAAATGCAAGACGTAATCAGGATGCGTGGATGTTTAGAGATTGTCCTAGGCGATTCTAATGGAAAAGTCTTGGATCGACAAGTAATTAACAATACTATCGTAATAGCGGGCCGAAGATGGGTTCTTCAACAGATAGCTAGTTCTGAAATTAATACTGCTGAAAGTATTGCTTACATGGCTGTTGGAACCGGAACATCGGCCCCTGCAACAGGTGATACTGCTTTAGGTGGTGAATCTTCAAGAATTGCAATCCAATCTTTTAATACTGCTAATCTTACTTCTAATCCACCTTCTTGGCAAGCGCAAGCTTCTTGGGCCACTAATCAGGCTAACACTACATTAGGGGAAGTAGCCTTATTCGTGACTGATAGTTCAGGAGTAATGTTAGGTCGGGCCACTTTTACAACGATAAATAAGACAACTTCAAACACATTTTCCATCTCTTATACAGTTAGTAATTAAAGGAAGTTTAAATGAAATTCGAACATGGTATTGGTCTTCTAATTGGAATCCCTACTTTATATAGACCTGTTACAATTGAATGGGCATTAGCTTTGCGGGGACAAACACCCCCTATTAACTATAATGCTAATATGATGATAGTTCCTGGACAGCAAGTTGCAGCTGCCAGAAATAGAATCTGTGAAGAAGCTATAAAACTTAACACACGTTATGTTTTCTTTGTTGGAGACGATACTGAGCCTCCACTTCATGCATTGAAACAATTTATTTTTAGAATGGAAAATGATCCCACTTTAGGAGTTGTGGGCGGAATTTACTGTTCTAAATCTGAACCTCCAGCACCTTTAGTGTTTCGAGGTAATGGTAGTGGGAGTTATTGGGATTGGAAAATCGGTGAGTATTTTGAAGTTAGTGGACTAGGTATGGATTGTACTTTAATTAGAACAGAGATTCTGAAGAAGTTGCCTAAACCCTGGTTCAAGACAATAGATAAAGACGATTTTCTAGATAACAGAAATTTTGCCGAAATGTGGACAGAGGATTTATATTTCTGCAAGAATGTACTAGATAATACAGAGTACAAAATCTTTGCAGATGCCACAGTTATGTGCAAACATTGGGATTCAATAAACCATAGAGCTTATGAACTCCCTCCCAACTCATTACCAATGCGTAGATTAGTTTCTACGGGAACCAAGAAAATCCTAGATATAGGATGTGGAGGAGTTTACCGTGAGGATCCA